GTAATGCATAAGCGACTATGTTGGGGAAGGCGTAAGAGTGCCGCGCATCACCCGGTAGTTGTCCAGACGTTGAAAACCCGTTAAATACTGAATCACCTATAAAATGAATACCTTTCTCTGGATTGTCAAAAAACTCCCGTAAAACCTTTAACCCCGTTGAATTTGATCGCTTGTTTGTGAAATCGCTAAGGTTTGGGTTTAAAGTGTTCATCGTTGTTAGTGCGCTTATTGGCGGAGTGTACCTACCTTTTATACCTACAATATAGTCACCGTAAGCATTAAGCTCCGTGGTGGTATCTGACGCACCAAGAGCGCCAAACATTTCAGGAGTGATTGCTCTCGTACTCCCATCAAGAAAGGCATAACCACTAAGCATTGCAGGGCTTCCAATATTAGGAGAGGCACCATCGGTCTGTATGTATTCAGCAGCGCCGCTATCGCCTCTAGTGTAAAACCCCTTTGTTTTATACCGCTTACCTGTAGGAAAAACTATCGTGCTACCTTCCATGTCTTGCCGTGTATCAAACTCATAGGCTTGTGATAGGTCGTTGATTAAATCAAGTGTGGCCGCTGCCGCCTCTGCTGCTGCCTGTGCGACGTCTGCCGCCGTTTGAGCCGTTACACAATCAGCTAGTATTGCTTGAAACTCTATTAACTCAGCGCTTGATACAGGTACAAGAGCGTTTAAAAGCTCGGGTATACTTGTTGCGGGGTTATCTTGGTTAACTGTTGCAACGCCTAAGTTTCTGTATTGTCTACGCCTAACATCGTTATACTCAACTAATACGAGACCATACTCTAAATCAATATTATACGCGCCAGTAGGGTCAATAGTTAATACTGACACCGCGCTTTGTACAGTTTCGCCCGTAGTGCTTTTGTGTGTAAATCTGACTTTATCACCTACGGCAAATTCGCCAGTAGGGTCAAGCAATACACCTGCTAAATTAATGCTAGCCATTGTTATTTATTCCTATATAAATTTGTTACAAACTTTTCGTCAACTATTTCGACTATTTTACTCTCGATATCAATAGCAACATCAGGAGCCTTTGATTTATTAACAGTAGACAACTGGGTTTTTAATTTATTTATTTCTTTTTCTAGTCTATCTAATTTATCAATTAATGATTCTTTCATGTTAAACCCTTATGGATGCGAACCTGCACCGTTGATATATCTTGTTGCTAAATCGCCATCTGCGAATAAAGTTACTGTTGCGCCTGAGTCTATTATACCAGAACCGGCTAGACCACCTACAGCAAAGTTATTATCGCCCGCTATACCCCATCCTGTGCCTGTTCCGTTAATCTCGCCGTTACTACCAGATAAACCTTGAGACGTTACGCCACCGCCAAAGCTACCTGGTGAGCCTCCAATACCTGGTGGTCTGCCGTCACTACCGTCACCGCCGTTACCTGATACCGCAGAAAGCCCAGAGCCTGTATGCTCAAAGCCACCATCACCACCACTAGGTGCGCGAATATAACCGTCTGCCATGGGATATGCTGCTGATGGTGTGGCACCGCTAAAGTATATGTCGGTATGAACGCCTTGTGCATCGTAAACAATACCGCCATTAAAGCCGTTTTGAGGTGGTGTTAATAAAAGCTGACTGGTTTCACTATCCCACTCAACACCTTCACCATTACCGCCATTGCCGCCCTTTGCTTGACCGTCAAAACCATTAACTAGAATAATCACTATCTTTGAACCGGCAGGAAATGAACCTGCGCTAATAGCTGTGTTGCCAAATGAGTAAGAGCCATCTAATATAAATATTATTTCTATTGCCTGAGATGGAGCGCCAGCAAGTATATATAAGTTTACAGAGCCGAGTGGAGAGTCTAAAACTATTTCCGTACCACTATCAAAAGCCGCCTCGTATGTTAACGCTTTTACTTCGTATGTCCGGCCACCTTTATACTTAGGGTTTATTTTTGTTATCTGCGCTCGAATATTACCAGATGGTAAGCCGTAAATATTTTGATCAACAGTAGTAGCTAAATCAACAACGTCACCTGTTTTAAAGGTTAGATATCTTTCGTCTGTTATCCATGTGCGTTCAAAAGGTGTAAATTTAAACCTACTAACATAGCGTTGTGTTAATAAATCAGCAGCATCTTTATTTAGTAGGTGATTATTATCGAATGACTTATCTTTATGCTTAACAAATAAAGCTGGGCTGATTAGTGTTGGGTCTGAGAATTGAGCGCCTTTTTTAAAGCTTGAAGCATCATCAGAATCAGATAGATTTCTTTTGTCATACAGTATTAGTGACCTAGTAGCTCTTAATGGCTCTTTAGCTATCTTTTTAATCGAGTGGGCGTTTATCTCTCTGCCCTCAATAAGTACCGCTGTTGATTCTTTCCAGACGCTTATAGCTGATAATTTAGCTTCTGAGTCTGTGACTGAGTACCAAGAATCCATAAGAAACCCAGTAAGCAGTCTATTGATAACATCGTTTACGCTTTCTGATGAGTTGTGCAGCGTGTTTATTTTATCGCTAGCGTGCCACTCGTTAACCTCATCGGCCCAGTCAATACTTGGTATTAACCCCACTGGAAAGTCCGACTCAACAAGTACTCTGGTATATAAATCGTCTATCGTTTCATCATCTGAAACATCACAGATAAAAACCTCATCACCGGCACTATGATCATCCTTTTCCGTCTTTGTTAATAACTCTCCAGACACAGTAGCAATAACATCAGCACCCCTAAGCAATACGTGAAGCTCTGCGTTGTTAGTAAGGTTGCCCGTCACTGTAACTCTTAAATGCTCATCACCAATACGAACTACCTCAGCAAGTGACCAATCCACAAACTCATCAACAGGAAAATCAAGTGTTGCGTTGTCAACATCTTGACGCAAAAAGCCGCCTTTAGTTATGGGCCAAGTCTTTTCGTCTAAGTTAACAAGAGATAGTAAATCCTTATGTGCTGCTGTCCATGTTCCATTCTTATTCAGTGATAGCGTATCAAGCAAGAAGCTTCTAGTCTGCGCCCCGTTAACTAGATCAATACTTCCGTCTGGTTCAACGCGATATAGCTTCAACCTAGCGTTTTTGTTCTCGAATATTTGCCTTTCAGATAGCTTACCTAGATATGTACCTTGCTTTTTTACTGTATCAGTAACGCCTGGAGCGCCAACATTAGGATCTTGACTTTTAATGTCAGATAGCACTATTGATAAAGATGACCGGCTTGATAAACCATCACCGGGTTTTAACTCTGTAGCGGTTTCTTTTATTGATTTGATTAACCGGTAGATAGGCTCGCCATTAATAGAAGGTAATATAGGAGCGTTTTCATTAGTGAAGTAATAAGTTTTATACTCACCAGCCCAAGGTTGATCGCAAGTTCTAGGCGTTCCAGTGCCTTGCGATGCGCCAAGAGTACAAGCGCCGGTTATTACAGGCAAGTCCCACTCTAATATTTCAAAGTGCTGTTGGTTTCTCATGCCTTGCGTAGCTTCAAAAGTTGCCATTTATAACCCGTTGTAAACTGTAAATTTCAATTTTAACACATCTAGCTTTCTTGTTTGCGAATGTGCGTTAGTATCGAACATTGGATCGAAACAAATATAACTAGACTCTGGCTGACTCTCTACCTCTTTAATAAAGAAAGGTTGATCGAATGCAAAGTCTATAAATGTTTGCCATTCACCTTCAGCAAATGCTGACATCTCATTGGGTAGGCTTAACGTGCCTTTTAATGATTTCTTTTGTGTTAATGATGACACTGGCCCAACTTGTAAGTTAGTCGTTGAACGCTGCGTTATGTGACGGTTTAACCAGTTACGTTTATAACCTGCTTACTCGCCAGTTTCTAAGCTTAAATGCTGACCGGCGGCTATGAAGCTAACAGTCATTTGAAAGTTGTTCGGCACTGTAACGAATTTAACCCTTAGCGCAGTAAATGACATCGATGGAAACGTAAACATTATATTATTGTTTCTGGTTATCGTTACGCTATCAATTAAAACGGCATCATCGTATAGCTCTATAACTGCACTTGCCGGTGTCGCGGCAGTATGGCCTGATATTGCCACATAACTAATATTAGTTTGTGCGCCATAGTTAACCTCAAAATCTCCCGTTGATGTTCCACACGTATAGTTGAGCGAGTGGTCAGGGTCAGAAATGTTCGCCGCTACTTCATTAGTGCCAGGGTCAACGATGGTGGGTGTTTGATCTTCTAATACGTTACTTGTTGATATTGATAGTGCCATTATGCGCGCCCTTCTCTTTGTGCTTTATTGAGTGCCGCCGCGATAGCGTCAATTAAATCATCACCCGAATCAGTACCAAAATTAATGGTAGTGGTTTGTGAGCCTCCTGATGTTGAATCGGTAATATCTAAGCCTGCCGTTTCTTGCTCAAAGTCTGGTTGTGATTGTGTTGGATTACCGCCACCACCACTAGCAGCGCCCGAAGATATAGAGCCGCCACCCTTACTTGCCGATAATGCGTTAGCTAAGTTTAAAGCGCCTGTTGCCGCGATAATACCCACGTTTACATAATCATAAGGATTGATTGATAAACTCTTTTGTATGCCGACTGCTGTGTCTGCGATAATTAAACCGGCTGCCACTGCTTTGTTGTCACCAAGTAAAGATTCGTTTAAAGCCTTGCCTAATCCTATAGCCGCTTCTTGGGTATTTATCTTTTGTAACTCTAATGTTTTTTTAGACTTTAAATCATCAGCATTATCTTTTTTTGCTTTCTTAACCCTTTTAGCTTCAGCTTTAGATTTTGCGCCTGCTATTTTTTCCTCGGCATCCTCGCTCATACTAATCAAGGCTTCCAAAAACTCTTCCTCAAGTAATAGTTTTAACTCGTTGTTTTCACCTATTATTGATAAATCTGTTTCTAGCTTTTGCCTTAATAATTCTTCTTCAGTTTTAAACCTATCTTCTAT